ACTAGCTTTATCAACGTGTACGCTACAGAGGTGTACCAACAGTTTATCACAGCTAACCCACCTGTTCCGGGTGCTATCCCTGAGAAGACTGACCTTGATAACCAAATCCATCAGGTATCGACCAATGGAACTAGGGTTTACTCTAATCAACAACTCATTTTGGTAAAAAACAATGCCCTACACGTCTAATGATGCTTTGCCAAAGGCTGTTCGGAGTAAACTCTCTACTCATCAACAGTCAGTCTTTCGGAATGTCTACAACTCCATGATGGCTCAAGAAGGTATGTCTGAAAGTCGTGCTTTTGCTGGTGCATGGTCCCAAGCTAAACAAGCTGTTGAGAAAGCCTTGCACCAAGGTAAAGAAGTCACTCTGGATAAGCCTTTCCGTCTACCTGAAGGTTCCGGTAAGAAGTTTGGTGTGTACGTTAAGAGTGGTGATGGTGTCAAGAAAGTCACTTTTGGTGATCCAAACATGGAGATACGCCGTGATGATCCTGATGCTCGTAGTAACTTCCGCGCTCGTCACTCTTGTGATACAGCTACAGATAAAACTACACCTCGTTACTGGTCTTGCCGCGCATGGGAATCTGATACCACAGTCACAGAGTTGACTAACAAAATCCAAGTTGAAGGTCAAATCCTGAAACAACTTGATGAAGAGCGTTTAGCTTTTGGTTGGGCCTATGTCTCTACTGTCAAGGGTGAATTTAGCCTAGACCACAGTGGAGAGTTTATCCGCCCAGAACAGCTTGCTAAGGCAGCTACAAATTTTATGCTTTCCATGAGAACCGCCAAGTCAATGCACACTGGTGAAAGTATCGGGGAAGTTGTTCATTCCATGCCCTTGACAAATGATATTGCAAAGGCGTTGGGTATCCAATCGGACCGCGAAGGTTGGGTAGTGGCTGTAAAGGTTTATAATGACCAAGTATGGCAAGATGTTAAAAGCGGTAAACTGGCTGCGTTCTCTATCGGTGGACGGGCCTTGAAGGAGATGGTGTAATGCCCACGGAACTCGTAAACTTGGAACTTGAAGAAGTTTCCTTGGTCGATATGGGCGATGACCCACTGGCTAAGGTAGCCCTCTATAAGCGCAGCCCAGAAGGGGAACACATGGAAAACGAAACCAAAGAAGGTCTTGATACCACCGAAAAGGGTATGAAGGAAGACAAGAAGCTCGAAATCGAAATCGGTAGTGAAGACGATGACGAAGAAGAAATGATGGACGAAGAAGGTAAAAAACCAACTCGTAAGTCGTGGAAAGCTGAAGCTCAGTCCCTTGAAGAAGTCAATAAAATGCTTCTGGAAGAGATTGAAACCTACAAAAACCAAGTTGCTCAACTTGAGGCTAAAGTTGTTGAAAAGGCTAAGCCCCAAGAAGAAATGCTTGAGTTTGGTGGTGAGATGATTGCCAAATCGGCTATCCCTGCCCCCATCCTTAAAAAACTAGAAGAGATGCAAAATGTCGTAGAGACTGAAGCACTCCGTAAGCGCGCCGAAGAGGTACTGCCCAACTTTAAGGGCACTGCTGATGAGCGTGGTAAACTGTTGAAGTCTGTAGGTGAAGACGAAAGTCTGCTTGCACTTCTGATGGCTGCTGATGCTGCTTTTGCAGGTATCTTCCAAGAAGTTGGTAAGACTGATGCCGTCAATGACTTGAAGACCCCCACTGAAAAGTTGAACGACTTGGTTAAGGGCCATCAAGCTGATAAAGGGGAAAAAGACTTCCACAAGGCATATGCCGCCGTTATCAAAACCGCTCAGGGCCGTGCCCTTGTGCTTGAAACCTACAAGAAATAATAAGGAGCCTCTATTATGGCATTTACGGAAAAATTGTCTAACCGCACCTACGTTGCAGGGTCGGCTTTCTCGCAGTTCACCTTTGTCACTCTCGCTGCTGATGGTCAAGTTGACAACAGCGCTGCTAGCGTCCGCACTGATGGTGTAGCCTTGCAAGCAGCTACTGCCGCTGGTCAAGCTATCACTGTAGCCTATGACGGTCGTGTGACTGTGCTGGTTGGTGCTGCTGGTGGTATCGCTCGTGGTGATGCTGTTGCAGTTGATGCTGCTGGTAAAGCAAAGCTTGCTGCTTCGACTAACATCATTGTTGGTTATGCTCTGGAAGCTGGTGCTGCTGGTCAGATTATCACTGTTGAACTGTCGCGCGCTGAAGCTGCTAAAGCCTAATTAGCCGCTACTCTAGTTAAATAAATAAGGAATATTCCACATGGCTATGTTGACCCCTAGCGCCGTTCATATCGACGCACCGCTTACCAACCTGACGATTGCTTTCCTGCAAGACGCTAACGGCTTTATTGCTGACCGCGTGTTCCCGAAAGTCTCGGTTGCTAAGAAAACCGACAAGTACTACATCTACAACCGTGCAGACTTCAACCGTACTGGTCAAGTCCAAGTTCGTGCGCCTCGCACTCAGGCTCCCCGCGTTGGTATGACCCTCTCGACCGATACCTACTCGGCTGACGTGTTCTCGCTGGCTACTGATTTTGACTTTGAGACCTTGGCTAACGAAGATGCAGCTTTGGACATCCGTTCGGCTAGCGCTCAGATGCTGACCAACCTGCTGCTGGTTGACCGTGAAATCAAGTGGGCTTCGACCTACTTTGCTGCTTCGGTCTGGGGTACGGACTGGGCTGGTGTGGCGGGCACTCCTTCGACCAACCAAGTGCGTCAGTGGTCGGACTACACGAACTCGACCCCGATTGTTGACGTTACCACCATCATGCGCACTGTGCAACTCAAGTCGGGTGGCTTCAAGCCCAACGTGATGGTTGTCGGTAAAGAAGTCCGTGACGTTCTGGTCAACCACCCGACGATCCTTGCCCGCCTGAATGGTGGTGCTACCGTGACCAATACCGCTCTGGTGACAGATGCCAAACTGGCTGAAATCTTCGGTGTGGAAGAATTCTTGGTTATGGAAGCCGTGAAGGACACCGCGGCTGAGGGTCTGGCTGAAGCAAACGCCTTCATTGGTGGTAAGTCTGTAGCCTTCTACTACCGTCCCCGTTCGTCGGGCCTGATGATCCCTTCGGCTGGTTATACCTTCACTTGGGATGATCTGCAAAACGCTTCGGGCCATGGTATCACGATCAAATCGTATCGTGGTGATTATCTGGCGATTGATGGTGTTGCTGAAGTGCTGGAAGCCAACTTGGCATATGACCACAAGGTTGTGTCGTCTGATCTTGGTGCCTTCATTGCTACCGTTGTAGCCTAACTTGAATAAGGAGTGGGTGAATCCCGACTTTGCTCACTCCTACCTTAACTAAGAGAGATTGATATGTCTGAGATTGAAATTGAGAATGAAATCCAAGCTAAGGGCCTTAACGCCCCACGTTTGAAACCTGAGAACCTTGACCAAGCTATTGTCTCCGAGCAATATTATGTGTTCCCTAAAACAACATTGACAATTTGTGCATTGACGCTAAAGAATGGTTTTATCGTCACAGGTGAAAGTGCTTCTGTAAGTTCTGAGAATTTTGACAAGGAAATTGGGCGTAAGATTGCTCGTGAAAACGCGCGCAACAAGATTTGGTCCCTAGAAGGTTACGTCCTTCGCAATAAGTTGGCGGGGCTTTAATAATGGCACTAAACCAACCGTTTCTTCCCTTCTTCAATCCTGCCCGCCCTGTGTTTGTCAAACAAGATGGCATTCAGATGGCGGGTAAGATTTGGAAGAAGGGCGAAAGATTTAACTGGGAGTTCTTTGGAACCCCCTATGATGTAATCCAACAGTTGTTCTTTAATGATATGCTTCATCACAATGAAGAACTTGAAGAAGTTGCAACTACAAAGATTTCCATTGGTGATGGTCTTGAGGAATACTCTATTGACCAACTACACCTTCTCGTAGATAACCTCAATGGGAAAGTAAAAGCCAAGACAAAGAACAGTGCAGACTTTATGCAAAAGAAGTGTTCTGTTAGCAAGATCAAAGATAAACAGATTGGTCTTATTCGTCGGTGGCGTATGTCTTACGGCGAACTTGAAAATTAACTAATGAGGCGAACATATGTCTTGGTCGTACAGCCCATCTGATCTAAATACTACTACGGCTTCTGGGAGACTGAACACTGTTCGCCTTCTTATTGGTGACACAGATAGCACTGATGAATTGTCCCAAAATGAAGAAATAACCTTTGCCTTGTCTCAGACAGGGGATAACGTCTACTACGCTGCTGTGTGGATTTGTAGGACCATTGCTGCTAAGTTCAGTCGTATGGTCACTACGGCCCTTGATGGTGCTTTGAGGGCTAACTACAGCGATAAGTCAAAACAGTACAACCAACTTGCTGTACAGATTGAAGCACAAGGTAAGAAGACTTCTGGTAAGGCACTAGGTATCTCTGCTGGTGGTATCTTTGTAGCTGCGATGGGTGTAGCCAACTCTGATCCTGATCGTGTGAAGCCTGCTTTCAGTGTCAATCAGTTTGACAATACAGAGGCAGGTGGGCAATACCTTCCTGAAGAACCAGATGGCGTTTGATCCGTATACTCTAAGACAACTCATCAAAGAGCATGGGATGGCCCTCACGCTTCGAAAGAGGGCCGCTGGTGCGTATAACGATGCTACGGGTACTGTGACTACCACAAACACAGACTACTCTGTACGAGGCTATTTCTATGACTACACGCCAGATATGGTTGATGGCAACTCTATCCTCCGTGGTGATCGCAGGGTTGTCCTAGATAGCAAACTGATCAGTGGTACAGCTACACCAGAACCTGATGCTACAGACCAGATCATTGGCCTTGGCGACACAGTGAACATTGTTAGGGTTATGGAGATTAAGTCTGGTAGCGCTACGATGTGCTATCAGTTGCAAGTGAGGGAATGATATGGTTCAACGCTCCTTTACGAGTATGCTTAAGAAGCTAGAGGAAGACATGAACGAAGTTAAACATGAGTTCCTTCGTAATGTTGCTGTAGACCTTGTCAACTCCTCCCCTGTAGACACCGGAACCTATGTAAGGAACCATTCCATTACTGTATCCTCTGGCTCTGGTGGTAGACAGAACTCACACGGTAAGCCACCTGATGCTGGTACAGCTAAGGGTGATGCACTAGACAAATTGTTTACTCAAATCGACAGTCTACCTGAAGATACAGCATTGGCTTATATTGCCAACAGAAGCCCTTACGCTAATAAAGTTGAGTACCTTGGTTGGGTTGGGGAAAGTAGCCAAACATCCCCTTATTTTGTCTTTACAGCTGTAAAAAATAGAGCAAAAATACACCTACAAGATGCTATTAACACTGTGAGGGCCAGACAATGACAATCATTAACGATATTCGTGCCTGCCTTGATACACACCTATCTGGTACTGTAGGTATCCCTTCTATTGCACGTCAGAACGTACCTTTTGAACCTACAACTGGCACTCCTTTTGTAAAGGCTGATCTAGTACCCACATCTCGCAGACCTGCTGTACGTGGCCTTAATCCACAACAAAGATATGACGGTCTCTATAGCCTCTTGATCTGTACACCAGAAGGTTTGGGTCCGGGTGCTGGATATGACATTGCGGACTTGTTGCTAGACCGTTTTAATGCAACTACAGACATTTCCAATGCTGGTTTGATTATTTCTGTAGACTACTCTGAGGTCAGGACGAGTTTCCTTGACTCCCCCTTCTACTGCACTCCAGTCACTGTTGGCTGGTACGTTTACAAATGATAAAGGAAACTAACTATGGCTTTTTCCCAAGGTAGCCGCGCTGGCCTCTCTTATGTCCCGGAAGTAACGTTTGGCACTACCCCTGTCACTCCCTCGTTGATCCAACTCCCGTACACCACTCAATCTCTGGGCCTTACCAAAGAACGTGTTAGCGGCAATGATCTTCAACCTGATCGTATGCTTCGTGTAGACCGTCATGGCAACCGTTCTGTAGCTGGTGATATTGTCACTGACCTTCGCAAGGGTGACTATGACGCATTCCTTGAGAGTGCTTTCTTCAATACCTTCTCGACTAACGTCCTGAAGATTGGCACCACCCCAAAATTCTTCTCTATCGAAGATGCAGCTACAGATATTGCTCAGTTCCGTCTGTTCACTGGTATGTCTGTGTCTTCCTTGGCAGTCTCGATCAAACCAAACCAAATGGTCACTGGTACGTTCAGCATGGTTGGTAAGGATATGACCATCTCTGGTACGTCTGTTGATGCTGTTAAGACTGCACCTTCAGTAAACCAACCGTTTGACTCCTACTCTGGCGCTTTGAGCATTGGCACTGCTGGTGGTTCTTTGAGTTCTGTAGCTATCGTCACTGGCATTGATTTCACAATCAACAACGCCTTGGCTCCTACCTTTGTAGTTGGCTCTGCAAGCACCCCACAGCTTGAATATGGTATGGCAACGGTTGAAGGGACTATCACGGCATACTTCGAAGATGCAAGCCTGATCAACCGCTTTATTGATGAAACGGCTACGGGATTGCAAGTTATCGTAGATGACCCTACGGGCCTCTCGGATTATACTTGGCTGTTCCCTCGTGTCAAGATCAATGGTGCTGATGTTCCTGTTGATAGCCCTACCTCTCGTATCATCACTATGCCTTTTGTTGCACTTTATGACACGACTGAGGCTACGAATATCAAGCTGACTCGTTCAGTTTAACCTATCCCGAAAGGGTAAACTAATCCTCGCTTAGTTGTGAGGCTAGGGTGGTCGGTCTGTCGGGGGCTGACCACCTGAACTAAACCAACCCCGATGTAACTACAACTGATCATATATGAAGCATAAAGGCATCTTATGATCCAAATATGACAATTAAAAGGACCACCCGACATGGCCGATCTTTTCAGCATGATCCCGACCGATGACACTATTACTGTTGAGCTTAAGCACCCAGTGACAGAAGATGCCCTCGTTAAAGACGATGGTAAACCTATGACCATCACTGTGTATGCACCTCATGCTAGTATCTACAAATCGCAGATGCACGAACAGACTAACAAGCGTATCCAGAAAGCAGCTAAGGGTAAGAAAGTTACTTTTACTGCTGAAGAACTGGAGAATGCTATGCTTGAACTTCTGGCGAAGACTACGAAAGACTGGTCTATCCAGCTCAATGGTAAGTCCCCGAAGTACTCTGTAGCTGAGGCAATGGACCTCTATGCGAAACTTCCTTGGCTTAAACAGCAAGTTCTTGAAGCCCAAGAGGATTACTCTGCTTTTTTGAAAGTCTAATCCTTGATCTTGAGGAGTATGCAGAGTGGGATTTCAAACTCTCTATTCCTGACAAGAATGGTGTGACTGAGAGAGAACATTTACAAGAAGTGGAAAAGCAGTCTGGACGAACGCCATTAGCTCTACAGGGACCAGAGTTTCCTGAGTTGTTGGAGTACGTCTGGACTGCTTTTTTATTGCTCAATAACACCAGAGGTCAAGGGTTCTCAGGCCCTATGCCAATTAGTTACCAAGAGATTGATGCTTGGCAACGTATGACACAAAATACACTATTGCCTTGGGAGATTGAGGCAGTTAAAAAACTAGATGCAGTTTACTTGAGGGTTGTGAATAAAAATGGCTGACATAAACATCACCACAGACTTTTCAGAGGTCAACAACCTTAACAATGCCCTCAAGTCAACCGGGGACCTTTTTACTAAGACTGTAGACTCTCTTGTCAGGGAAGAAGCTCGTGCTAAGAGAGTTACTAAAAGGCTTGCAGACACTACTCAAGCAAACCTAGACCTTATCACTAAAGCAGATGCTCTTGTAGCTGCAAAGGTGCAACAGGAATCCCTTAAGCGTGAAAAGACACGTACCAGAGAAGCTGAACGTGCTGAGAAAGAAGCGGCTAGGCTTGTTGCAGCCGCTGATAGGATTGCTAAGGCAGAAGTCAGGGCTGCGGAAATAACTCAGGCTGCTGCACAAAAGAAAGCACTCATGTCTGCCTCTGGAAGAGCGGAAACAGGGTTTGCTCTTGGTGCGCAAAAAGCGAATGAGCTTGCACAGCAAGAAAAGGAAACTGAACGTCTGCGGCTAAGTTATGATAGGCTTTATGCAGCTTCTAGCCTCTATGAAAAACAACTCAGGGAACTGACACAAGCAGAGTCTTTAGGTGTCATATCCAAACAGAGGTTTAATAAAGAACTAGATCAGTTGGATATGGAGCTAAAGCAGTTTCAGAATTCCTCAGAAGGGGCTATCCTAGCGAACAATAGGTTTAGCCAACACATCAACGAGTCCTCACGTGGCCTCAATAAGTTTGGGATGTATGCCCAACAAGTTGGTTATCAAGTCGGTGACTTCTTTGTTCAAATTCAATCAGGAACAAATGTTCTTGTGGCTTTTGGACAACAAGCAACACAACTTGCAGGACTCTTCCCCGGCGTTATCGGTGCAGCCCTTGGTATTGGTATCTCTCTTGCCACAGCCCTTGGTGCAGCTTTCATGCGGTCTACTACGGAAGTAGAGAGTTCAGCAAGTCGTCAGACTTTGGCTTTGAAGAACCTGAGCGAAGCAATTGACCAAACTAAACAGAGTCTTGATGAATATAGGTTTGGTGGTTCAGCTACAGCTTTCGCAGAGAATGAGATTAAAAACCTAGAGTCCCAAATCTCTGGGGTTGATAACCTAATACAATCACTCACAGCTAATATCGAAAGCGCTAAAAACAGTTCAGATATTGATGCAGCTCTAATTGCAAGAGACCTCGCAGAGGCAGAGATTCAAGCACAACAAGCAGTTAAAAAAGAACTTAGTGATAAGCTTGTTGTTCTAAAAGCTCTTGAAGAAGCCCAGCGTATGTTGAATGGTGGGCTGTCTGTTGCCGCAGGCATTCAAAAAGGTCTAGTCTATGAAAAACAGCTGGAACTAAGGGCGACAAAAGAGCAAAACAATTACCTTAGTGTAATGCAACAGAATTACGCTAAGTCTCGTGTTGAAGGTGAAGCTCTTGCAGAAGCTGCTAGTAGGGCTGGTGTAGCTGCGTCTAACCTATCACATATTAGTTTTTCTAATATCTCTGGTGCAGCTACAGAAGCTTTGCGTCTTGCTGGTAACCTAGGCATTGCTTTAGATACAGCATCTCGTCTGTCTTCTTTGGGGCCACAAGGTATTGGTGGCAATGACCCAAGCGGAAAGACTTATGGTGGTCGTGGCGCTGGTCCCACACAGGGAGAGATAGTAGAAACTCGGCTAGCTGGAAGCCTTGGGTATTTTGGTATGCCGAAGGGTGGCTCTGGTGGAGGTTCTGGTGGAGGCGGCGGTGGTTCTGGCGGGGGAGACTCTGGCTTAGAAGCCTTGCTGACTAGCCTACAGACGGAACGGGAAGTTATTGATGAATGGTACGCTGAAAGCCAAGCCATTTTGCAAACAGCTTCTGATACAGAGTTGCAGATCATTGGTGGTAGTCATGAAGCGAAACTTCGGCTAGAGCAAGAATATCAAGATAAACTCAAAGGCATCCGTGATGCAGGTAGCTCTGGGGCTTTGGGAGATGCTGAAATCTTCTTTGGGGGTATGGCAGATATTGCAAAAGCTGGCGGGGATAAAACTGTTAAAGCAATGCGTATCTTTAGTGCTGCCCAAGCCTTGATCAACTCCTATGTAGCCTTTACTGAAGTCCTGAAAGACCCCTCCTTTATTGGGCGTCCTTGGGCTAGGTTTGGGGCTGCTGCTAGTGCCTTGTCTAGTGGTCTTGCTGCTGTGTCTGCAATTAAAGGTGGTTCTGGTGGTGGCGGTGGTATTTCCCGTGGGTCTGCTGCTGTAGCTTCCCCTAGCGCCTCTAGCCCTGCACCACAGACTGTCTTCATTGATAGTCTTGATCCTGATGGTCTATACAGCGGACAGGCTCTTATCAACCTGTTTGATGCTTTCTATGATGAGAATGACAAGCGCGGTAAGGTGTTTGTCGTAGCGAGGTAAAATGACTATTGTTATCACAAACACCCCGACTAGCAATGATAGTCTGCCCACTGTCTTGTTTGACAATCTGTTCCTCGATGGAACCTTAAGTGCGTCTACAGAGGCAGTGGGCTACCCTAAAGAGAGTGCAGTTTCTGAGAACACTAACAAATCTTGGAAACCAACTGCCCTTCCTGCTAACCTCAAAGTGGACCTTGGTGTGGCAACTGCTGTAGATTCTTTTGCAGTGGTTGCCCACAACTGCGGTACAAACGGTAATACTGTAGCTCTACAGTCTTCTACAGATAACACCACTTGGACCACTCGTTGTACTGTCGTACCTACAGATGATACAACTATTCTGGGTATGTTCACTTCTATCTCAGCTAGGTATTGGCGTATCCTTATCAGCAATGGGACTGTGCCTAATATTGGTGTAGCTATCTTAGCCCAAAGATTTAACTTCCCGGCTGGGGTAAAAGCACCCTACACGCCTGTCTGGTTGTCCCAACAATACGAACTGCTAACGGCTACAACTCTGGGTGGGCAATTCCTTGGAAATAAGGTGCTTCGTCAAGGTGGACGTACAGCTATCAACTTGGTTTCTTTTGACCGTGATTTTGCTGAAACTGACCTGACTGACTTCCGTCTTCACTACAATGCAGGTAAGGCTTTTGTATGGGCCGCTGGACCTGCTATCTTCTCAAAGGATGTAGGTTATGTTTGGAGGACAGATAGTTCTCTGATGACCCCGACATTTGATGAGAACGGTAGTTGGATGAGTGTCACTATGGAGGTAGACGCTTATGGCGAATAGAGAACCAATCCAGTATGTTGAGATTGATGTAGACTATTGTACTCAAACCTATGGTTCAAGCCCTTGTCTTGCTGCCCTAGGGACTACCGGGACTAAGAAGTGCTTTAACACCTATTCAACTTGCCAGTTCAAAAGTGCTTATGTCAAGAGTGTCAAAACTCTGACCTTCATAAACAATCGGGCTAACCTGCCTAAAGACATGTTGGCTTATCCTGTCCTAGAAGAGCGTGGCATATCTGCATTCTCTAGCACTGTGAATATCGCTGGTAGTGATCCTCGTATGTCTGCTTTTGGACGTAGGGCCACTGTAGCTGTTAAACTAGCTGACTTTGTAGATGATGATCTGGGTTTTGATAAGTATCAAACACAGCGTGTTAGTGGTGCAGCTCAACTCTCTGCTATAGGCTACAACCCTGTTGAGTTTGGTACTTTCTTTACCAGACTTAAAGCCCGTTGGCCCTACTATGCTGGTCGTCCCCTTCGTGTGGTTGATGGGTTTATTGATGGGGGTGTCCTGACAATTGACCAAACCAGACACTTCATCATCACTAACATTGTGGGTCCAGATAGCAGTGGCAAAGTCACTATTGAGGGTAAGGATATTCTAGCCCTTGCTGACGACAAGAAGGCCCTAGCACCTAAGCCCTCTCGTGGCAAGCTTGATCGTGACATTGACCTTGTAGGCACAACCTTTGCCCTTACTCCTGCTGGTATTGGGTCTGAATACCCCACTTCTGGTATGGCTAGTATTGGCTCTGAAGTTGTTCCGTATACACGAGTATCAGACACTATTACCCTAACTGGTAGGGGTGTCAAGGGGACTATTGCAGCTACACACTCTTTGGGGGATTCATTCCAAGAGGCAATTAACCTAGAGGGTGCTAGAATTGATGATACAATCTACAGCCTCCTTGTAGACTATGCTAAGGTCAACTCTAGCTTCTGCCCTCTGGTAGCTGAATGGGAACCAGAGATTACTAAGTGGATGAGCAGTGTTGTCTTGGACACTGTGATCACCAAACCTACTGGTGTAGCCCAATTACTTGGTGAATTGGCTGACTTGGGTATCTCTATCTGGTGGGATGATGTTGATCAGAAGGTAAAGGTTCTGGCTAACCACCCAGTCGGTGATGCTGTTATTACCGATATTAGTGACCGAAATAACATCAAGAAGATTGAGCAAGAGGATCAAGACGAAGATCGTATCACTCAAGTTCACTTCTATACAAAGCAGAGTGATCCTATGAAGGATTACAAGGATAAGTCCAACTACAACCAAATTCAGGTTATTGTAGATACGGATGCAGAAGGGACTAATGCCTACAACGATACTAAGGTTCGTGAGGTCTTCTGTAGGTGGCTAAACAATGGTGCTGATGCTGTGGTCAGGGTTCAGGCTCTACGGCTACTGCAACGCTTCAATACACCACCTGTACACTATACAATCACCCTTGATAGTCAAGATAGGGCCTTGGGTCTTACTGATGTGTTGAGGCTAGATAGTCGTGTAGCTACAGATGATGCTGGTTTACCTGTCCAAAGACTTCTACAAGTTTATCGTAAAGAAGAAACCCGGTCAGGGCATGAACTAAAAATATCTGCACAAGCCTTTATCTATGAGGGTCGCTACGGGTACATCATGCCTAATGGTAGCCCTGTCTATGGTTCTGCCACACAAGAACAGAAAGATACGGGGGTCTTCATGGTAGACGGCACAACCCTAGTTTTTGCGGATGGAACTGGCCCCTATGTATTTATCTAAAGAGAGTAAGGAAACCCCGATATGACCAGTTATATTACTATCACAGATACAGAAACTGACCCCTCTGCACCATTGACCTCTGAGCTAGCTAAGAAGTGGCGGGATAACCCTATTGCTATTGCGGAGGGTGTGACGGGTACACCTTACGTACAAACCGGATGGCATCCCTACAATGGGGTGACTGTTGGGGATGGGGCAACAGGTACGATCTATGATTTTGCAATTGATGGGTCTGTAGCCTCAATTGAGACTCCAAACTTCGTAGATGGTTATGAGTATATGATTACTTGGGATGCCCTTAATCAGGCAGCGAGTAATAGGTCTGTTGAGTGGTATATGGAAACATCCGCTGCGTGGAGTACACCCTTCTCAATTAGCAGCAATTCTACTGATGCTTTGATCGAAGTTTTTGCCCCTCGGCTAGTTTCAAACACCATGTTTTTTAATATGGATTTTGCCGTAGTCCCCGGTACAAATGGCCTTGTAACACAGAGTAGTTTACCCAATAGCCACTCTCTAGCAATGACAACTGCACAAAAGGTACTAAAAGCAAGGTTTGACGCGGGTGCAAGTACTTTCAACGGAGGGTCTATTCGTATGTTTAGGCGTCGGTGCTATGCCTAAGCGTGATTTTGTAAATACCTTAAATGGAAGACGTGTCATAGAAACCCCTTTAGAATGCAGCCCTGCGCAAATGCGACTAGCCTTGCACCGTGCAGGTTTGCTTGCTACCGTACAAGCCATTGCTGATAGTGACCCAGAGGCTTCAATCGTTTGGGAATACGCTACAGTGATTGTTCGAGATAGCCCATTCATTGTAGCCCTTGAAGCTGACTCAGGGTTTACAAGTGATGAGATTGACTCTCTTTTCCTCAGTGCCATGTCAGTCTAATAGCTATCTAACTAAAATAAGGATGCCCTAACAATGTCTATCAGGAATAAACTAGTAGTGGGGGTTACGGCGGCAGTTATAGCTACAACTACGCCATTCATTGCTAAGTGGGAAGGGTTAGAAACTACAGCCTACCGGGATATTGTTGGGGTACCAACTGTCTGCTATGGGGAGACTAGGGGTGTTAGGATGGGGGACACCTACACCAAAGAAGAATGTTTGTCTATGCTCAATAGGGCTGTTGGGGAGTATTACAAGAACCTGCAACCCTATATGCCAAACAAGAACATCCCTGTAGGTGTCCAAGCTTCCCTACTAGAACTAGCCTATAATGTAGGTGTAGAATCTGTAGGCAACTCAACCATGATGAAGCTAGCCAATGCCGGGAAGTACAAGGAAGCTTGTCAGCAATTGGATAGGTGGATCAAGGCTGATGGTAAGACTGTTCAAGGGCTAAAGAACCGTAGAGCTGAGAGTAAGATTGCACTCTGCCTTAAAGGCATCTGAGAATGCGTATGCTGGCCCTCACACTATCTCTGCTTCTTGCGGGTTGTGGTGGTAGCCCTCTATCTCTACTGACAGGTGGTGGCCCTCGTATAGCTGCTAACACACAAGCAGGAAAAGAGAACATACAGCAAGTTGTAGCTAACCAAACTAAGACTGAAGCAGGTAGGGATGTTATTCAGCAATCCTCACCTGTAGTTGCAGAAAACATAAAAGAAGTCACCATTCAACAAACCCCCCTGTGGATGATGTTGCTTCTTATACTTGGGTGGTTATTGCCATCACCCAATGAAATCTCGAGATTTATAAGAGGGCTATTTAAGAGATGAATTATTTTGAGTATATTATTGGGAGTGCAGTTGCTGCTGTATTCTCTGGTATAACTTGGCTAGTACGTAGGGTACTGACAAACGAGAAACAGATTGCCCTCCTCCAGACTGAAATCAGGTCAAGGGACGAACGGAGAGAAGAAGACCGTAGTATTATGCGGGATATTCAGACTGATCTAAAGGAAGTTAAGCGAGACATCCTAGACATCTACAAACACAACAACCTAGAATAAATAAAAAAGCCCCCTAGAGTCAGGATCGTTTGTCCTAGCTCTAGGGGGCTTTTTCGTTTGTAAAGTAGCTTTTGGGTAGGTTGTAACTTACTCGTCAGCCATAGCCCAGATGGCCCAGACTACAAGGAAGAGGATAAACAAAGAGAGGATCATACAGGTGTTCCCCAAGAGACGCACTTGTAGATGGCTTGCTCAACAGGCAGGTTGTTTTCCTTCTGTTGTGTAGCTACGCGATTAAGGATTGCCAGAGCGTCTTGTTGGCAAGATTCCTCAGTGGTGTAGACAACTGTTGAAGTAGTAGAGTAGCACTCCCCACTGAGGGGGCTACAAACAAGGAAGATTAGTGTTAGCATTCCTCTGGTCCTTTTAGTTCTGAGATCAGTCGGTCCAAGTACCAACGCGCCTTGTGGAGGTCTTCAAGGGGCTTTGCCTTGTAGCGCCATCTGTGCAAATATTTCTTACAATTCCCTTCTAGGTAGCCTGTGTAGCCTTCCCACGAGAGGTTATCCTTAAGGTATTCGATACATTCAATACCTCCATTTGAGTAGTGAGCAGGGCTGTTTACCATGTCTGTCATTCAGAGTCCTTCCGCATCAAACGCAATAATCCATTGTTTGCAAATCTCACTACGAACAATATCATCAATGCCGAAGTCAATAATGGGGATGTTCATATTGTATTTCTTAGCCATTTCTACACACTTAGCTAATCCACTTTTAGTTTTTCCCACTAGATCAGTTTGTTTAATATCACCATTGATCACAATACGAGAGTTTTCACCTACACGAGTAGTGAGAAGCTTAAGCTCCTCAATGGTTAGATTTTGAGCTTCGTCTACAATAATGAAAGCGTCAGACAACGTCTTGCCACGTGCTGTAGCAATTGGCTGAGCTAGAATGTTCCCATTACGCAGCCCTGATGCAACTACTCCGTGCCCCAGTTGAGCAATTAGCACATCTAACACAGGTGCAGCCCATGGGGCATTCTTCTCAGCCAAATCTCCGGGCAATGCTCCGGGGTCTTTGCCTACAGCTACAGCAGGACGCAGGATAACAATTCGTTTTACCTTACGTTGGGTGTACATATTAGCCGCTTCAGTGGCAGCGAGATAGGTTTTGCCAGTGCCTGCGTAGCCAATCACAATGACTTGGTTATGTGTACGCATGTAGCTTATCATGTCCGCTTGGTTGTCGTTCTTTGGTCTAATCGTAATGATGCGTGCCTCAGCCTCCACTTCCGCCCTACTGAAGTTAGAGCGTTCGGGACGTGCTGGTCTTTCCGTATGAGTAGGTTTATGCTTATGTCGTGCCATTTAGGGTACTCACTCTAATTGAAGATTTTCATCATGTCTTCGTAGCCACCGATGTAGTGGTTGTTATACCAAATTTGAGGAACAGTCTTTAGTCCTGCCTTACCCATGAGTTTACCAATCATAGGGTGTTCAGTATAGAGGAAAGCCTCGTAAGGCTCTCCCCTGTTGTCAAGTGCTTCCATGGCTTTGTCACACCAAGAGCAATCGTCACGGCTTAAGATGTAGAACATTATTTTTCAGATTCCAACTTATCAAGCCTTTTGTCTGTATGAAGAAGCCAAAAGAAAAGACACACCCACACGAGTAAATCTACAACAGTAGAGTACATTTCAAACATCTTATTCCTTTCAAGGTTAGTGAGCCTTTTGTGTCCTTGCTCAGGGACAGATGGCCTAGGTGTATAAAGGTGACGAGACCAGTACAGGGACTCTAGGGCATAAGGTTAGACCAAATCCACAATCTCGCAGCTTCCACCAGAGCAAGCAAAAGTGCTTGTACCTTTAGAAGTGTCTTCTGTCTCATACTCACTTAGCTTAGACCAATCAATACGAGCGGGCATAATGGCCAGAGCATCCAGATACTCCCGTTCGCTACATTCTTGGTAGGGTGCTTGCTGATAGCTGTGATCAGAGTGTGGCAAGAAGGACACACCAGATACTTCATCAAAGTACTTAAAGACCCAAGCACCAACTTCCATCCATTCACTATCACGTACCGTAATTGTCACAGAAGGCTTATGCTCACACCAGTGACGCTGATAAGTCAACCACAATTCCAACTGTTCGATAGCAGTCATATCGTTACGAGTTACTGCACCTACAGGAGACTTCATAGGGAAGCTAAAGACAGTGGTAGCATCAGGCTTCATCACATCAGGTTCACTCGGGATGCCTTGATCCTTCATAAACTGTGTCAAGGGGTCTTTGTTATCTCCACGTACAGTGCGAATATAATAGGCTGAGTGGCGAGCATGAATACCACTAGCGCTGTCCACAAGTTGCGAGACTGTTCCGCTCGGTTTGACACATGTGATAGCAGCACTTGTAGGGATACCAAGATGTTCAGCCCACTCAGTGTTAGTAGCAATAGCGACATTCTTTAGATGCTCCAAGACTTGAGAGAGAGTCATACTTTCGTCATTAGTATAGTGGAAAGAAACACCTGCATCTTTGTCAATCTTTCCGTTCAGCAAAGGGCTATCCATAATGCCCGTCAACGAGACACCCAAAAGACGTTCTGCCTCCGTGTTATCTTTCCAGACCTTACGCAGGTAAGGGAAGTGGGTATAGGTAGACTGGATAGTGCCAAGGATTGTAGCTAGTTTTACTTTCCTTTCAAGTGTTTCGAGGGTGTCTGTTGCACGAACAACGACCTCCGTCAAATTGCAGAATTGATACGGTCGAAGAATAATTTCACTGCCTCACACCACGGGGTTACATTAGCATACCCGCTTGTGCGCTGGACTATCGCATACACCTTTCGGTGTCCTCTCCGCTTAGTCTCTCACGCTGCCATTACGCTTGCGCCCTGTCGTCTTGCTACAGACTTCCAAGTCAATCAGGAGGGGTTTTAAATCCGCACATTTATCGCTTACGGATTGGTACCAAACTCAAAGTTCTGATCACGTCGTCCATTCTTTGCAGCTTGTTTCTTACTCGCAGGTCGGGAGAAGATACCACGTTCACCAGACTTACTCTCTACAAGAGACAGCCATTCACGCATGAACGTCTCCATATCTGGCTTCTCTGTGTAGGCTACAGAGTTATTAGCCAAAGCCCGTTGTTTCTGTCCTTCCCACCAGTTACCAGATTTAGCATGACGCATACGATCATCCGACAAGTTAGACAGAGAAATCATAGCAGATCGGCGGACACCGCCAACGACTACAACCTCACCGATCTTACACATAAGATCGTGACACTCAATAGAGTTTAGCTTACGGCCCTTTGCGTTTACAAAGGTATTCACAGTGAAGTTGAACAACTCTACGAGAGGGGCAGGACCAGAAGCGCGACCACCAAAGGTTTTAAGTTTTGCACCAGACGGACGAACTTTAGACACATCCCATTGTGGGACCTCCCCAGCATAGAGGAGACTGATAACTTGACGAAGCGACTTTGCCCAACCTTCTTTACTGTCTTTAACTACAACTACAGTATCACTCTTGAACATTTGTTCAGGTACTTCTGGCAGTTTACTGATATACTGACGCTCAACAGAGAAACCAACACCAGTACCACAGAGTAGGATAAACATAGCTTCATCGAAAGACTTAGGGTCGTCTACAGGAAGATAACTACAGTTGTAGCCAGCGGTATTATCACGTTCAAAAGCAGGGCCAGCCGTCATGAGTGCCCGCATACTTGGGCAGATTTCATTTGACAAGATGGCTTGCTCAATCTCAGTTGTAAGGGAATTATCGTGCACCTTAGATGCGACAACATTCTTGATATACCGTGCAACAGTCTCAGCCCAATTCTCGCGACGGTTCTCAGCATCAATCCAACGAGCATAGCGAGAAGTTGCGATGAAAGACTGATAGTCTGTAGGCAAGTAGTTATTCATATTGTTCTTTCTTTATCCGATTAGAAATTGGTGTGGTTGATCTCGAAAGTGCCAATGCCATAGGGCATCAGTTAGTGCTGTCTCACCAGAGATCATAACTGGCTTCTCTTTATCTTCGATCTTTTCTAGTTTGTAGATTAGTTCTTGTACCGTCACTTGACTAAATCCCCTAGGGTAACTTTAGGGTACTCTGAGTTACGAATAATCTTTCCGTCTGCACGACGTTTGATCGTACCATCAGGTTGAAGCATACGCCCCATATTATTCCCATGTACACGACGCAGGGCTTCCTCTACATTCCACCCACGAGCATTAGCATACCCATAGATCACATACAAGAGGTCTGCTAGCTCTTTAAGCTCTAGGTGTGGTTGGTAAGCATCGTCATACAAATCACTGTGGTTAAGATAGAGCATGTTTTCATAATACCACTCCCCAAACTCTTCTTCGATAAGGTCCACATATAGACGAGCATTTGGCTGTTGTCCACTTACCGTAGCATACTCTTTTACCATCTCTGTAGGTGTCTGATGTACCATTTGTTCCTCATTCTCCCAATATCCGAAAGCTTGCGTCAATCCATCAGTTGTAGTCATTTAGTACCTTCCCCTAAATACTGTTTCTTGGTGTGTCGCCCACTGAGGCCAGAAATACCAACAGAAGTCATCTGTACTACTAAACTTGCTGTCTTTGAACCATTTAAGTCTGCCGATAGACACAACCTTAGAACACTTACGCATAGCATCACCAAAATACACATTGTGCATGTGTCCTGCTGGCAAAAGTAGCCAAGTGGGCTTCAATGTAATAAAGTGATCTAGCATAGGCATAAGGACACTTCTGGTGAACGGTGGGTTGGTCACAATCAGATCAATACCTTGTAGATCACTCTTTGTCAAGGACATTGCATCCATAACCTTAGAACTTTCTACTGTCTCCCGAAGATCACTACGCCACTTGCATGTAGCTACATCCATCAACAGGTCTTCCAAGTCTCCGTTACCGTAGCAAGGCTCTGCGTAAGTGTTGCCACGGATGTACCTAACCAAAGGCTCAACTGCCCTTGGGTCTGTCGTGGGATAGTAGTCCTTATCAACCTTTGGGAAGTCTGATCGTTTACTCATTTTGATTTACCGTATTGACGTTCTAGCGTCTCCATACTGATCCACTGAGGTTCATAGACACCGTTCTCGATTTCACGCTTAACTACGACACCCTTCCACCATTCATTATTTGCTTGACCCGCCCAACTTTCCTCAGCACCCTTAAAGCAACCAGCTACAAGACCAATGATAGGTCGTGGGTGGGCACCATCCTTAAAGTATAAACTACGCTTATGACTGTGACCACAAGTAGAGCTATGGTTACGATTAGCAATAAGGCTGTAGGCATGATGCATACCAGAAGTGGCTGTACCATAGTTACCAGAGCTAAAGTAATGGGCATAAGATACGCCATCATAATCAGCAATAGCTGGAGCTGAGTTATGGTATTCGTGATACTCATCAAACCAATGGTCAGTTTGTAGGTGACTAAAGGAGATGCCATACTTCTGGCCCTCTAGCCGTGGGTCATGAGAGATAGCACGCTTGATACGGTTCTCATGGTTCCCTTCAAAACCTACATAGGTTGGACGTTTACGCTTATGGTGGCGGAACTTCCAACGCATACGTTCCATAGCATCGTTGTAGTGTTCAATGTCTGCTGCGTAAGACTGAGACACAATGGCTTGTGGGCTACGTGTATCATAAGTATTCAAGGACCGCATATCTGCGCCATCACCCAAGTCAAACACATAGTCTGGCTTAAGGTCATAGAGAAACTCTCCTAACCAATTAAACCTTTCGTTGCTGACGGAAGGATCAGTATGGGCGCAAGAGAACACAACTGCTGTTTTGCTTGCCATTAGATGTACAATACCTTTGGTTCTACACTATTATAGAAGTGATTGACAATCGCGTAAGCTTCGTTGAAGTCACCAAACCACAATGGAATGTCTACAACACTGGAATCATCGTTCATACGACACTTAACTTCCAAGAGCCATTCAAGATCATCAGGTAGCCCCTCATCATCTGGAATACTATCTCGATGGATAGGGCCTTCATTCACATGGAAGATGGTGATCTTTGTCATGCCCAGATCGAACATACGATCTTCAACCTTACGGTTAATCTCTCCTTCCTGAAAGAGTAGGTAAGGTTCAGAAACCTTCTGAAAAGCCCAATCAGAAAGCTTATCAAACAAGGCCCCAAAACTAAAGAAAATATAGTCTTTCATTCTTTGATCCATTCTGTAGGAATTACTTTGTCAGACCACTTAAAGCCGTATTGATCACACCAATTGCAGTACATGGTTTTAGAGCCTTTATAAAGCTTGGCCCTAGCATTAGAGAAGACGAATCTAATGTCCAACTCTGGGTGTTGCTTTTGGATCAATAGGTGTTTCTTTCTATCCTCTGTCTTAAACAAACCCTTGGTCTCAATGATGATGCCATTAGGAAGCTGGAAGTCAACAGTATACTTACGAGTCTCTGCAAGTTCGTATGGAACCTTTAGCTTCTCGTACTCATAGGTTACTCCAGCTTCCTCTAGCTGTTTGGCAATCTTTTCTTCCAGACCAGATCGGTAGCCATTCTTGATAGCTCTTGCCCTTACGCTATTTACTTTGGCGGCTCCCACATCTGGCCCTCCTCTCTACGCAACCACAACAACCTAGCATTCTCTAGCACACGAGCCTCATTGCCATCATAAGCCTTGACTACAGCTTGATATAGGTCTTTCTCATTAGTCAAACCCTCTAGGATTTTATCTGCTTTCACAGGACCAACTCGAAAGATACCTTTAATGTTGTCGGCTGCATCTCCTGTCAAGATTTGCTTATAGAAAAACTTAGTGCCAGCATCAGGTTCTACGAAAGTCCACTTACCTGTTACAAAGTTGAAGTGCCAACAAGGTATTTGTAGCATATCTTTGTCTATAGATGCGACTACTGTTGTCTCAGGGTCATTCTTTGTAGCCTCAATAGCAATAGCATCATCTGCTTCTTGACCATTGATAACTACACCTTGATAATTGTCTACCAAGTAGCGCCTAGCATCAGAGAGTAGAACAGGTTTTGGTACTGACTTACGATTGCCTTTGTACTCAGCAGTTACAGCAATGTCATTACGAAAGTTGTTTCTACCTGTCAGATAGGTTGTGTAGTCACTTCCATTAGAGAACACAAGAGTTTCCCCAATGATGTAGTCCATAAGGTCGTCAACTTTAGCTTCTACTTCCCAAGAGTAACCCAGATCACCTACAGAGAAAGCTGCCCTGTAGGCTACAATGTCCCCATCTACGAGCAAGGTGTTTACCACCTCTGGCTTATCCATGAACTAGGGCCTTCCAACTTACAGGGTACAAGGATTCCATCACTTTGTCGATTTGTTGTGCTACAAGTCGCGTTTCGTACTGAGTATCGTCTTTAAGTCGAAGAACGCACATATCAGCGAAAGCGTCCAGTGATCCGCTCCAGAACCACTCTGTCATTGTAGATTGAGGTAGTACCATTCGGGCTTGCTCTGGTGCCACGTTATAGCTAAGCATCGCTTGGTATAGACTTAATACCTGTTCATTATGTTCATACTCACGTTCACGATAACCTGTGCCTTTGCCGTGATTAAACAACTCATTCTCACCATCACTTCCTTGCTTTTTGTTGGCCGACTTATTACGCCACACATCAGGTGTATAAAACTCAGGTGTGTCATCTACATAACGACGACTGATTTCATTCCAACGCAGGAACTTATGCTTGACAAGCTGTCGGGCTACAAAGATAGGGGCTTTAACATGGAAGGAAGCAAAACAATGGCCGAAAGGGGAGTAGTGTTTGTGTTCTGCAAGATATTTGATAAGCTTAGCGTCTTTGTCTGAAAGAGAAAGGGAATCTCCAAAACCGCAATCTGAGCAATATTTATCATAATGATAATTGACATTTAAGTTTGTACCTTTACAACCAGAACAAACCCAACCACTCTTCTTCCCAAAAGAAACCCGCGCTGCATTAACAACGCTAAGGTCATCTCCCATGTTATCAATCAGGGTAGCTTCAATCACCGGAGAGTCCCCACTTCTTCCCCATCTTCCTTAACAAAGATGACTTGCTTGACGTAAGTATAGCCTACAGAACGAGCAAACTGCAAGATGAGTTCTGCAAAATCCCCAAGATACTCTACGTCATTCTGGCAGATGTTCGCTTCATTGTAGACACCATCGTCTACTTCTTGATTGGCATATAGTTCAACTCGCATTTATTTCACCTTACTTGTGGTTTGGGTTGTGTTAGGGTATCCAAGGCTCCAGATCATACTGATAGCCCCTACGAGCAACATAAGTTGCCAAAAAGCAACAGTCTCAAACTTAATGTATTGCATAAAAGCTTGTGTAGTCTCTGGGAAAGCGAACCCAACTGCCGACCCAAAGAAAGCAGCCAACAGAGGAACAACCACAGCCCGTAGGATAAGAACTACAACTATTGAGAACGCTAGTGTGAGACTAGTAAACATTATTTACTCCACAGTGAATATAGACCCTTTTGCACCCCTAAGGCTTAATACCTAGGTCTTAGGGGTGCAATAGCAAGTTAACCTTTAGGTGTCCCAAACATCGGCAAACTCAGACTTCTCTTGCGTTTGAGCCTGTTCATACGCAACGAGCTTAGTGATAGCTAGCGCCTCAAGGCGAAGGCCAGCACCGTCGGAATAAAGGTCAAAGCGAACAATGGCCTCAGAACCATTACCTACCAGACCCCCCTCTTCAACAGTCCAGATTTTCTTGTTTGGTGGGTCACGGAAGTCAAGGACTTTAGGAAGGCCACCGTAGTTAATCTCAGTGGTACCGCCCTTCTTGTTCTCAAATACCTTAATATTATCTTTGTAGTTGCGGTTCAGTTTGATGTATTCACCAATACCAAACTCTTGATTGCCTTTCTTGATGCGATCATGGCCCATCGGCTTAAGATCAAGTCCAGCAGCAATCAGTTTCTCTTTGTCTGCTTCTGAGGTAAAGTAGGCGTTCAAGGTAGTCTGTCCACCCTTCTTAGCTACAGTACCTTGGGCAGACTTAACGGGTGCCTCTGGATCACCTTTGTCGTAGTTCTCTTCGAACACACGGGTATATTCCAGAACCATTTTCATATCGAACTTCATCGGGTTTCTTTCCTCTGGGGGGTATTTATGAGTTAGGGAACTAACTGCCCTACTATAGTATAGGTCTGCTTTTTCGTCTTTTGTCAACCGATTCTAAGGAGTTACGCAGAGAGAACTAACATGTGACTATTTTGTCACACTTTGTCTGTCTTATAGACGGGTCGATACTCTACCTTTGTAATCTCAACGGGTTGTACAAGAGTAAGCGTGAGGTCGGGGTCTACCTCTTGAGACTCTGTAGAGCCACACCCCCATTGGGCCTTCCAAAAATCCCCTGTTGCCTTGTGTTGAAGGATTTGCATATAGTGCGTAGTCCAACGACTTTGGCGCTCTATAGTAGCTAATGTGATTTCAAGAAAGTCTTCTCCTTCAAAAACATATTCCATGGGGTAGTCATATTGGTTTAGGTCAAAGCGAGTAAGCATTTGTTTCTCCTCTTGTGTTAGTGTACGTCTGCATAGTTGTCGCCAGCCTTCCAATCAGAAGATACCCTGACATTCAACTGCAACTTGTTGTTCAATGCCTCTTCTACACGCTGGAACAAGGGTCCGAAGCGATCTGTATCCCCTTTCTTTGTGTAGAACAAACCTTCATCGTGATATTGCATAACCATAGGCACGCCTTCCTTACGAACAAAGGCCAACCAATTGTCAAACACATAAACACCTGTACTTTGATTGAGAGTGCTAAAAACATCTTTGATAGCACGAAGGTTATGCCAGAACCCAGAGACAGGATTTTGTAGCCACAGAGAACCGTCCTTAAGAACTTTCGTGGTTTGCTTCTTTGCTATCTCCCTAACCGACCAGTTACGCTCCCAATAAGCCTCCAAGAGTTTGGTAGCCTCCTTGACACTACAAGAGATAGCTCTTGCAAGCTTAGGCGGGCCGATTCCGTAGACTGCGCTATAGTTGGCTGCTTTATAGGGTTTGCGAATACTCTTTAGCTCGGGTTTCTTTCCTGCGTTGTAGGCATCAATGTCTTCTTGGCTGCACACACCAGCAAACTTGGCAAGGTCAAGGTGTTCATCAAACCCCTCTTGTGACATCTCATCTACATAATCAGGGTCAAGGGGTTTCATGTAATGGCGTTTAGTTGTTGACTCTAAGCTTACCATGTCTGCACCTACAAGAACATGTTCATCAGACGGTGCTAATAGGCAAGCACGAACCTCATGTCCATATGGCTTATCTACACCCGGCAGGTTGGCTAAGGGCTTCCTATGTTTGAAACGGAAAGTATTTGTAAGCCCATCAATACGTGACCTGATCCACCATACACCATTGTTGTCTTGTTCAGCAGAGCTAAGGTACGCCTTAAAGATACTGATCCTGTGGGTTAGAACAGTCAGTCCATCAAGGTAGTCAATAGCTGGGTCTTTCTCACGTAGCGACAAAACAGATTCACAGAGTTCCCCATCCTTCCTTACTTGCTCAATCCTACGCTCATTACCGTGTTCGTCTTTATCGTATTTGAACGTAAGAGGTTCCCAACCAAGACCATAGAGCCAATCTTTGATCTGTGGGGTAGAATCTGGATTACCTTGCTCGTAACTATCAACCACTCGTAGAGGCCCTACAGTAGCCTCTGGGAGGCCGTATTCCTTTAGGGTAGAGAACCACCGCTTACCATGCTCAGATAACGTCCCATCGGCCTTGTATGGCTTCTGTGGTTTGTTTACCAGCTTGGTAATTGCCTTCTTAGGCATAGCCTCTGCAAGTTCTTTGGTCTTTGTCTGTTTGAGGGCTTCTAGCTTAGTGAGCATCTTTGTAGCTAAAGAGTGATCCAGACGAATGCCTTGTTTCTCAGTATCGTTAGCACACTGCATTTTGAAGGCAAGATAACGAATAAGTCGGATAGCCTCATCAGACAGAGAACCATCTGTATTCTGACCATACAGAGCAACTAACTTATTACGCAGCCGCAGCCACTGACGTGTATTGATTCTTATATCGTCTTCGCACCTATGAGTATACTCTTCACGAGAGAGATTATCCCAATTCAAAATCTCTGGTTTAGTAAGACCAAAAGATTTACCATACGCTTCCAGACCATACTTAAGACCCTTCTCCCCACGCTCATAGTCCAAGTACCAAGCGAGGATCAAGGTATCTACGAGGATAGTGTTCTCTGTAGGACGGATACCATAGACCTTCTCAATAGCATCCAAGTCAAAGCGTAGGATATTGTGCCCAATTATCATCTCTGCGCTATAAACAGAAGAAATAGCTTCTAGGTTATATCCGCTTGTTGGTTCAGACATAGTGTTGTCTTGCCACGAGATGACATGAACCTTGTCTAGCTTATCAAGGAAGCCATTTGTCTCAACATCGAACACTACCTCTCTCATACTCTCGTCACCTCATTCAACAAATCAGCCAGCTTCTTTGCATCGGCTTCTTCAAGATCAAAAAGGATAGCGTTGCCAAACAAACCACCCTCCTCATCAATAACACACCACTCCCAAGGTTTTTCATCGAAGGTTCCACCTCTATACTCTGCTGTGAACCTACCAAAATCTCTCATAGCTTAGTCTCCTTATTCAACAAAGTAGCCAGTCTCTTTGCCTCGGCTTCTTCAAGATAAAAAAGGATAACGCCGCCAAACAAACCCCCTTCCTCATCAATCACACACCACTCCCAAGGTTTTTCACCATTATCTCCACCCCGATGTTCAGCATAGAACCTATTTAAGGCAGTCATAGATTAGCCTCCTTGTTGGGTGTGAATACCCGCTATTGTATATTTATAGACGTGATCTGAGCCGTAAGCAGGACACACAACAAGATACTCAGGTGGGAAACCTTTCTTGTCGTAGCTACAGATGAAAGGTTGGTCTGCATGTTCTGGATACAAACCAATCAGTTTCTTCTCTAGTTTCTCATATAATTCAAGTTTCTTTTCTAGTTTCTCTACTTGTTCTTTCCAGTATTGAGCCGCTGACTTCCAATTAAGGTCTTCCATCATTTTAATCTTATCTTTATCTGACATTAATTTAAACCTCTTTGATATACTTCCCCATCTTTGAAACCCAAATCATAACCAAAACCTGACCCAGAAATAAACCCTTGTTTCCAACTAGCTTCTAACCAAATGAAAAGGTCTTTAGCTGGAACCTCTGGAAATGTTTCAAGTAGTCGTTCCCTGCGAGTTGCATATCCTTCAAACTCATCAAACCAGTCATTAAAATCAGTCATAGTCTTTTACCCCATGTCGGTAAATATCTTGCTCAATCATCTTTAGCACCTCCTTTAGGTCTTCCAAGGACTCCCCGTTCAAGATAGCTTTATCTGTGAAAGCTGGTGATCCTTCTAGTTTCGGATAATACTCATGTACTCCATACCAGACTTCTTCACTGCCGTCAAGGTGATACTCAACGTGCTTCATTACTTGATAGTGCCACTCACTAGAACCCATAGTTACTATTCCTCGTTAGGTGGTTGTGGCAGTGGCATCCAGTGGGTTGGTTCTAGTGGAAGTTCTTCATCTTCATCCCAACTATGCAACCAACCCCCGTACAAAAACACAACTGGCTGGACAGTCCATCTTTTTGCTTTATAAAGCATATTCCACGCAGCTAAGATAGCTGTCCCATCCCTAGGTGCAGTCTCAATCGGTTGCCATGAACTAGAATCCAAAATCTGTATCTCCGCTTGTTTTGCGTAGTTTGACAACAGTATTCGCCGCAGAACTGGGGACATCATCAAACACACTTGATTCATTTACACTAGAGCCAAACCGCTCTGATACCATTGTAGTCTCACTATCATACATAAGCATCCCACAAGAACCAGTGAGTGCGAAAGGACGGTTCTTAGAGGTTGTCAGATAAGTAGTGTTCTGTTCCCGTGGATCATCTGACACCTTGTCACGCTTCATTTCAATGACCATAATAGCCTCTTCTTCGATGGCTGAAGCGTACTTGGTCCTCCCATCCTCATTAACGTGAGAGATACACATGATACCCACATTATTACGCTTAGAGAACTCTGTCAGCTTAACACCCAACTCAGTCAAGGCAGAGGTAGCACTATCTGTACCTCCCAAGTAGGCTAGTCGCTGTAGGTGGTCAACAAAGATGTACTCAGCCCCATAGACGGCTACAGCATACTTACATTGCTTCAGACAGTCCTCTACGGGGTTCTGTGGGTTAATGTCGAAAGAGATGAACCTACGATCACCTACAACAGCTCGAAGGGCCTCTCTGACCTCTGTTTCCCCCACACCATTCTTCTCTGCGTCTTCCTTGGTCATTACGTTCTTACCAAGTTCGTAGGTAGCCATGGCGCGACCAGTGGTAGACTTCATCTCCTCCATCATCAGGACTGCTACAGTCTTTCCGTGAGTGACGACAAGATCATGTTGTAGCATACGAAGCATGCTTGATTTTCCTGTACCGGGTAGAGCTTTAAAGACTGTGATACCACCCTTTACAAGGCCACGGTTGATCTCATTAAAGCCTTTGATCGGTGTAGGTGTGTATTCGTATGGTGTTTCACTCTCTAGGGCTTCAAACCAATCCTCTACAGAGACTACAAAACCAGCTGGGGAGTAAGGTTTAGCTTTCCACCAAGCATCACGATAGTCTTTCTGTTTCCCCTGCAAGAGAAAGTCATTAGCATCCTTGATTGACCCATGGTCCATGACAAAGACTTTATTAGGGAACAAGTCAAACAAAGTATCTTTGATATGGTCTGCCTTACCATCGTTATCAAGCGACAGAATAATCTTCTCAAAACCATCTAGCCACTTAAAGCACTTCTCCCAGATGATCTTCTTTGGTGTAGCTGAGGGTAGAGATACAGACGGAGTTGTGTAGCCATTGTGTGACAACATTTGGTATGCTGCCATGGCGTCTTCTTCACCTTCGGTGATAACTACAAACTTGCTACTACCAGAAGGAAAGTAGTTCATACCAAAAAGTTCATCACTATTGGCACCCTTGGTAGAGAAGCTCTTATCGTCAATGTACCGTGTTTTGACACCACCAGAAGGATACTTGTACTCCACACGGTTAGGGGTATTGTACTGCTTTACTCCATAGAACTCTCGTACATGGCTCTTGATGCCACGAAAGTCAGAGTAGAAACCATCCTTACTGTTTGTAGCTTTAGTGGTTGCCTTATCGTCTCCAAACACATCTTCCATCGGATCATCAAGTCCCTTCAATATCCAAGGCTTGGTATTCTTACCCTGCCTAGCCCACAGGCTACCTTTGTATTCCCATGTCCCTATACCACAAGACTTACAATGTCCAACTTTATTTTCTTCGTTCCAACTGTAGGCATCACTGCTACCACAGTTATCATCTGGGCAGGGGATATGTGAGATTTCTGACATACTATAGTTCAATCCTTAAGTTTTTCCCTTTCGGGGTAGCTACGCAATATAGAAGACAAAGACAAGAATCTGATACTATAGTTCCCTACTATAGTACCTTAACCAAAGGCTTTGTTTTCTTTTCCTTCTCTTTGTCTTCACTATAGGTTCAAAACTATAGTAGAGAAACCAAAGCTCCTACTTACTATAAGGTCTGCTTTTCCGCTGTTTGTCAACTACCTCAAAAAGGATACCTTAAGTGTTGCTTAAGTGTCACATAAGTATCTCTCGTAGCTTCTCCAAAGCCCCTTGGTAGACCTTATCTGCCCTCTGTTTGGATACACCCATAGATTTACCCACCTCTTGTAGGGTGTAGCCATGCAGAGCAACTTTACGGAAGACCGATGCCTCTTGCTCATCTAGGGCCTTCGTGACAGCCAACCCCAACTCAGCAAGTTCCTCATGTGAACCTTCTAGCACCTCTTTATCCAAGGTGTCCAGAGTTACGTAGTCACCCATCAGAGCGAAGTACAGGGCCTTCTCCGTGGCAGTAAGGGTATCTAGGTTGTCTAGGGTAGCCCATCGCTTCTTAAGCCCCCTATGGTTGTTATCCGAAGGGATTTCGATAGGTCGTTGCTTGAAGTTGGTGTAGTCATACATAGCCTGCCGAATGCTTGTCTCAATTATATCAGGGTGAGTACACCCCTTAGCTACGCACTCTAAGTATGCTAGATAGCCCTCTTGGATCAGGTCTTCACGTTGATCTGTTGTAACCCTATAACGTGATGCACGAGCCTTACACAAAGCATGGTAGTCTACAGGTGTGTTCAACGGTTAAGCTCCCTGTCCCAATAGATGTTGGCTAGCACAAGGTCAACAGTTGCTTGAATTTCTTCTGGTACAGCACCTGTCTCGCCAGACTCCATGTCATCATAGGTGTAGCTATAGAACTCTGGTTCATGCAGAATGTCTGCCCAATAACCAGATTCATCTTCCCCGGTCACATAGGCCCCATGCTTATAGAGTTTAGCGGTTACAACATTGTATTTACCGCTAATAGGGTCTACAAAATCTACTACGTATTCTAGGTGGTTCTTTGTCATTCTTTAGTTTCCTTATAGAAGATATGATTCCCATATACACCAAGTCTATCCATACTGTCAACCCAATAAGGGCTTACATCAAGATTATGATAGTGTGTGGCACCAGTATCTAGTGTTTCCCCTGCAAGTGCTGCAATCGCTACATCTACAGAGCCTTCCCAAGCACTATCGCTTACGACACTGATTAAGTCAAGCTCACTGTTCAACCCTGAGAATTGTTTGTAGTCAAAAGCTACATCACACACAGTATCGGGATACCCTTCTGTAGCTACACGATTAAGGACAACTTCTGCTACCATAAGTTGCCCATCGTAAGGCTCTCCCCTTGCCTCTACATAGACTACTAAAGCAAGACAGAATGTTGATAGCACTATTCAACAACCTCCTGATATTTTACTGCAATACGAAGGCAAGTATACATCGCATTTTTTACGGCATCTTCTTCCGCCATATGATATGCATTTCCAGTTTCGTACTCATTAACCCAAATACATTTAGGCATAGTAGTCAATTGTTTTTCTAGCTCTGCGATCTGTGCAAGAATTTGTTCACGTGTCATTGGTTTGGTTTCCTTTGGTTCATGGTCTTCTACAATAAGGTATCTAATAATGTCAGAAACCGCTGATCTTTCATCTTCGCTATGTGACCAATTTAGGTCCTTACCAAACCTCGTTAAACTAAAACCATCCCTTAGGATATATCCCACTACAGTATCCTTGGACTTGATTGGGCAGTCTCCACCCCTCCATTTAATCCATTCGTTAGTCATTTGTTTTCTCCTTTCACGGCTGCACGTCGAGGGCGGCGAGGATTCGGACCTCGTAGTCGGTTTGGGCTGCGGCTTTGGCGGCTTCGAGGGTCGGGTATCCTTTGCTTTCCCACCACAGGGTTCCACTAGTGATTGGCAACGTAGGGTGCAGATAAACCATGAAGGACGCAGCCCACGGGTCGCGCTGCACCTGATACCGTTGACTAAACTCAGCGTCAGCAATGGAAACGTCAGGCCCAGCAAACGCCGGATTTGGGTATGGACGCCACACCAGCGGCTTGACCGTCACCCGCTGACGGCTATCCGCGTTGATGGCAGGATCGGCGGGATGGCTAGCGGCAAATGCGGGAAGGATGCGCTGGACGGCTGCAATGGTTTTGTGCGTCATGCCAGATGTGGATAGTAGTAATTCTAGCACATCACCGCGCCGGATCATGTCGTTGTCGTTGGTCATAGCTAGCTTCTCCCTGACTTGATCTAGAGTTTCTCGTGCAAAACTCTTGCCCATCACACCCCGCCTTTCTCAATCTCGGCCAGCACGTCGCAGGCAATGTCATACATTGTTCTGGAATCTAGGCTGTCGTCGCTCGGATCATATTCAAGCCTGATTTCCCACAACGCTTCCACCACCTTACGAAGTCGTGCTTCGCACTCTGCCAGTTGCGCCTTGGTGTCGTCGTGCAGGTCGGCGTCTGACCAAATAGCGCGGGCATATCGCTTGCCCTTCTCTGTCAGATCGGCCTTGTATCCGCACCCTTTTGGCGTTGTGATAAGCCCATGTTCGCGCAGGATTGCGACTTGCGTTGCTCCGCCAGTGAACCCTACGGCGTATTTCCGCACCCCATCATTCACCACTTGGCGCGGCGCCATGCTGCCAAAATTGGCGTATGCGTGAACGCGGATGATTTCAGCATCGCTGATAATTTCCTCCGGCGCGGTCATGTTTTGGCTCCTTTGGTGATGGCTGCGAGGACTTGAAACTCTGCGTCATAAGCAACGCTGTCAGGGTGGTCCTTGAAACCTACGTTGCGGCAGATAACAGCCGCCTCACGCATCCCCTGCGCCCGTGCCTCTGCCCGGATGGCGTCCAGCGCTGTGGTTTGTTCTTGGGTGGCTAGGGCGCGGATGGCTCTATCTGCATCTGAATACCAGTCCCAGTCACCTTTAAGATAAGTATCTGCCGCCCGCTCATACGCCGCAGCCGTTTCCGCGCGGGATTGGGTCAGGTCACGCGACTGCTGACAAAATTGATTGCCATACTCATCACAGACAATTCCAGTTTTTCCATCAGTGTAAACACATTGCCACGCCGCAAGATTGGCGCATTCCTCTCGGGATTGCTCAAGGGCTTCTAGCATTTCAACGATGGTTTGATGTTGCTCTGCTGATGTGTTGATCCAGCGGTCAACGAGGTCTTGGGATTGGGTTAGGGCTTCCTCCAACTCTTCGATGCAGTTGGCGGCTTCATCACCTACACCATAGGTTCCTCTCAATTCGCGCAACCGCGCTTTCAGATCATCGGCATCTGGTTTCTTGTAGCTGTTTGTCATTCTTCATCTTCCTCCTTCACATACCACATAGCCCCACAAGTAGGGCATTCCCACACCCATACTGCCCCCTCCTCTCTTTCTCTTGGGCCAGACCAACAAGTAGGACAGAAATCATAGTGGTCATCTGCTGCCCTCATGCTACCATCTAGTTCATGCCAATGAGACATTTCTTTACTCTCTTTTGTTGATTGTCTAGTACGGGGGTTCTTCACCAAGATAGGAGGGCTTCCAACCTACACTATCGTAGCGCTTGCTTTTATTCATTGTCGTGACTACAAAAGTCTTATGGGTAAAGACACCAAGTTGGTCTAGTTCTTTCTGTAGCCAAAAGGGCAGTTCGTATTCCATGTGTGTATCCTTATAGGGTTTCTATTAAGTTGTCAAGGATTCTCTTGCTTGTAGAGTTTAGCAAAAGTTTTGGCTTTAGTTTCCTCATAAGCCTTCCAGAGAGAGGCTTCAGCTTCCTTATAAGCCTTCAAAAGAGGTGCTTTAGCTTCCTTATAAGCCTTCCAGAGAGAGGCTTCAGCTTCCTTATAAGCCTTCAAAAGAGGTGCTATAGCTTCTTCATAAGCCTTCAAAAGAGGTGCTTTAGCTTCCTCATAAGCCTTCCAGATAGGTGCTATAGCTTCTTCATAAGCCTTCAAAAGAGGTGCTATAGCTTCTTCATAAGCCTTCCAGATAGATGCTATAGCTTCTTCATAAGCCTTCAAAAGAGGTGCTTTAGCTTCCTCATAAGCCTTACAACCTTCTGGACTTAGCAGACTGTTTGCAGCCCAATCCCAATCAAACTTATCGGCTACAGAGACTGCAATATCCTCTGATACTTCAGCCCCTTCTGGGAAGATTTCCATAAAGAGCTTTACTTGTGAGGTACAAGCTTTAGCTTTGACTAAAGTCTCAACAGTAAGTTTCATGATTCTATCTCCTAGCTTTCTATTAAATTACGCCAACTCTACAACTTTGTACAGATAAAAAGACTTCCACTTACTCTCTTTAACATCATAGATAGGGACCTGACCTCGCTGCTTCATCTGTTCCCCTTGCATGACACCCCGATCAGAACCAATAATGTGGCTCAATGGTGCAAAACAACCATTGATACTCCGCAATGATCCATCTTGCTTGATGAACTTTACTGTAGCAAATTGGCCTTTAACTTTACAACCAGTAATGAAAGCTTCTACTACAGAGGGAGAGATGAATGCTGTGGACATTTGGTTTCTTTCTCTATTTGGTGTTGATTCTTTATAGTTGTTGGGGTTGGGTTTGTCAAGGATTCTCTTGCTTGTAGAGTCTAGCAAAAGTTTTGGCTTTAGTTTCCTCATAAGCTTTCAAGAGAGGTGCTCTAGCTTCCTCATAAGCCTCCCAGAAAGGTGCTTCAGCTTCCATATAAGCCTTCCAGAGAAGCTCTACATATTCCTCATAATCCTTCCAGAGAAATGCTTCAGCTTCCTCATAAGCTTCACAACCTTCTGAACTTAACAGATTGTCCGCAGCCCATTTCCAATCAAACTTATCGGCTACAGAGACTGCAATATCCTCTGATACTTCAGCCCCTTCTGGGAAGATTTCCATAAAGAGCTTTACTTGTGAGGTACAAGCTTTAGCTTTGACTAAAGTCTCAACAGTAAGTTTCATGATTCTATCCTTCTCTTTGGTTAACACAATTACACAACTTAGATTAGAAGCAGGTTACTTATTCGCTTCTGCTTGTTGGCTAAGAATAGCAAAGATTTTATCAAGGTTCTCCTTGGCCCTCTCATTATAGTAGTTTCTGTTATCACTATGGTATGCTACCAGAACCATCTCATAAGCTTGCTGCAAAGGGTAGAGGAGTTTCAGAAGGTCTTCCCGAGAGATGGTCTTTGTTTCGTTGTTCATCACAGTCTCCGATCTAAAGGTTATCTTGTGTTTCGTTGAGTTACTTATGCTTGATTCGTTTTGTATTGTCAAGGATAAAGTTCATGGCCTTTAGGCAAGGATAAGGGAAAAACTTCTACAACTCAACGACTCTTTATGTTGTAGCTACAAATAGTTAGACATGATTCACGAGATAACAACAACCCACAAATTCCCTTAGTGGGGACTTGATGAACAATTCCCTCGGTAACCTCTGTTTCCATCGGTAGGGGTTTGGCGAACAATTTCCATCGTAGGGGTCTGAATAGGGATAAGCAAATCTTTGTTTTTGACATTGTTCTTGATTCTTTGAGTCGAATCGTAAACCCCAACCGTCCAGAATAGCACGATTCGCTCGGTCTCGTCAAGTAACGATTTATTACTGAAACAATTTTGTGATTTGACGAAGCCCCCGATTCGGCCTTATCCTATAGGTTTTTGCCTGTTGCCTCATCTGTTAGCGCTAACATTCAAGAATCTGCATGAGTTTCCACTTGCCCAGCCGCTTTAAGCGCGCAAGCGCGGTACTATGGCCTACGGCCATGCGTGGTGATTTTTGCGAGACGAATCGTTTGATCCGGCCCCGAGGCAGTGCTGCAATGTGATTCGTTTATAGCATATGATTCGACCTGTTGTCAATAGGGGGTTTTGTAAGCTTGTTATCCTTACCACAACATATAAGGAATCGCGGGTAGGCGTGGTTATAGTAGTGTCTACATAAAGTCAATAGGAATCTACTACTATCACAACAAAGTGAAGTCATTGAAATAATCAAGATACCTGTTGCGAATCACATTCGATTGCCGCATAAACAATACAACGAAACGCAAAACAGGATCGAAACAATGTTAACCGCCCTACTACTTGTCGCAATATTTCAAGGTTTTGCCGCCTTGATCATTCTTTCCGCCTAAGCGCCTACGCAACAATCAAAACGTAAAACAGGAATAAAATCATGACAGCTTATACCAAATCGTTCGCACTGGCCTATGAAACCAAAGCAAACCCCGACGGATTGAATCGCCTTGGCAACTGGACTTTCACGCGGCAACAGGCCGAATCCATGCGCGATAAACTTAACGCTTGGAACCCTCTTAAGCCTGTCTTTGTTGTCAATCTGAATGCTGAATAAAGGAACGCCCCATGGAAAAGCACGAAATAGCCACTGCCATTGCTACCCTTGACCTGACTGTCGAGGCTAAATTTGTCCCCTTCTCGCAATCACGGAACAAAGCCGAGAAATCCCCCTCCCTAAACTGGATTGTGCGGATTGAGCGCAAGGGCCGTGAAGTGCTGACAACTGACTACATGGCAGGGATGGGGTATTGCCCTTCCTTCAAGCGCGCTGTGCCAAAGGTTTGGGATCGCCCTGACCGCATGTGGAAACCGGAGGCATGTGCTGCGGAGTGTGAGAACGGGCACGGGCTTGCGCCTTATACCTCTTGGGGCGGGTTTCGTCATGACCGGACCAAGCCTATTGTTCCCGATGCTGTGGATGTGGTTTATTCGCTTGTGATGGACTCTAGCGTACTTGAAGTGGGCGGGTTTGAGGATTGGGCCAGTGATTTGGGGTATGACCTAGACTCGCGCGCGGCTGAGTCCACCTATCGCGCCTGTCTGGAGAATGCTTTGAAACTGCGAGGCGCGATAGGTGAATCCGGTATGGAAATGCTGCGCGAATTGTTCGAGGATTATTGACAAGTTACAACGGAATCAACATATATAAAGGAATAATACAATGTCAAATATATCTTACTCGGGACTTATCAAGCGCGCAAAGTCCGATGCACAAGAATATATGCCAGACCTTCCCAAGACGGGAACAATCGAATCTTGGCAAGCTTTTCTTGATACTGTGGAAAGTGTCGAATCCGGCGATGTAGCCCATGAAAGTGCAGATTCTTGGGACTGGGTTATCTATCATGGGAAAGCGCTCGAGTTGTGCGCTATGCTTCCCCGTAGTGTAGTGGATGAAGCCGAGTCCATGATGCTTGCTTGCGGGGGCGTTGAAGATGCCTTTAAGAATGGTGGACTCGGTGGCATTGCCAGCCTTATTGCTTATTGGGTCGTTCTTCAGGCTGTATCGGATGAAGTAGAAACCTTGAAAGATGAACTGATTGATCTGGCGCAATCGCAAATTGACAACTTGGAGTCCTAAATCATGGCACTATCCTATAAACTGACTGGCAATATCCTTGAAGTAAGAGAGGAAATCATAGGTTGGAATGATACTAAGGTGACCTTCTGGTATTATGATGTAGAGCGTTGGTTAGTGTCCAATGGGCGGCCCAATGAAGTCCCAACACGCCCTATGGAGCCGAATGCGATTGCATGGGTGCAGAAACACTATCTTCCAAAGGTCAAGGGAGTCTAAGCTATGAGAACAGTTTTCGGTGTAGAATATTGCCCTAACAAGGATGAGGGTGAGCAATGGCAAGAGGTAACAGAGGGGGAATTTATTGAGCTGGTTCACCTACACAAGGATAAGGGAGTTTTCCCATACGTAAAGCTAGGGGAAGGACGTGTTACTTTGGTAGATACGTATGGTATCTACTACGGATGAGCAGAGAGGCGATAGGAGGGCCTTTAGATAGGCTCTCTTATGCTGTAGTCACATACCCTAGGGCAGAACGTTACACTCACGTAAGACCTATCCTATCGCCTCTCTGCATGTGGTATCTTAACACCATTGAATCAATACCTTGCATAGGGAAATTGGTAAGATCATTTGACCAATACGGGGTGTGAGGGGGAGTTATAGTATAACATTAGTGTGTGCCGAATCACCGCCGTATAATCCCAAGGGTCCCACGTTAGGTACACCCACGTTCTGACCCTATTGTCAAGAACAATCGCACCCACATCACGACATTGCGTAGTTATACGATAGTTTAACACTAAACTAAATATAGTTTAATACTAAACTACTTTCTTTAGGTTGTATGTGGCAGGAATGTCGCATATGGGTAAGTATTTGAAATGAATGAGTTAAAACAGTTGACAAACACAAAAAAAGCAGACCTATATATAAGTAGGGGGTAGGGGGTTAACTAAAGTTTCCTACTACAGGATAGAAAGAAGAAGAAAGAAAAGAAAAAACAAAGTATCTGGTTAACTACTGTAGTTCAGAACTTTAGTATGGGACTATAGTACCAACGCTTACCAGTTCTAAGATTTGTTTATTTCTCCTTCTCTTTGTAGTTGCCCAAGCAGCTTGCTGCGATATGACCTACCCACTATCGTTTAAGACCTTTTAGGTAATAACCTTTCAACTAGGTGAACAACTCTCAACCTTCTTGTAGCTGCACCTACCGATGTAGGGTTATTTTCTAATTGGTCTCTTTCCCCTTATCTGTAGTTAAGCACGAAGTGCGTTTTCGTATAAAACTATAGTACCTCTCCAAGAAGAAAGAATGATCAAGATGGCTTCTCCCCTTCCACATGATATGAAGATTGCTACTAAGATTCGTGCAGGCATCTGTGCTGGAGTCTCTATGAGGGTTATCTTTGATTCTGTAGTCACAATGAAGAATGCCCCAAAGTCTTACCAAACCTTCTACAAGATTTACCGGGATGATATTGCAGCCTCTAGGGCATCCATCCAAGAAGAGATTGGCTCTGTAGTTATCAATGCTGCAAAAGGTGGGGACCTCAAGGCTGCGGAACTATTTCTTCGTAGCCGTGCAGGTTGGAATCCAACTATCCGCGTGGAAGAAGTTGAGCCTGAGGATGTGTCGGAAGACACTGGTGCTATTGATGATCTGTTGGCCCTCTTGGGTAAGAAGCGCAGTGAAGACGAGTAGTTTAGAGAAGGTTGGCTATGGACGTTAAGCGTTGTCCTAAATGCAAAGAGACAAAAGCTAAAACTGATTTTCGGAAAAACCGTAGTTCCTACGATGGTCTTGATAACTATTGCAAGCCTTGTCGGAAGTCCATTACAAACCCAGACTACCACAAAAAGTATCGCCAAGAGAATAAAGAACAGTCTGATCTTAAGAAGCGTGAATGGGCTGAACGAAACAAAGAACACGTTCAAGTGCAAAGAAAACAACACTACGAAGAAAAGCGAGAAGACCTTCTCTCTGAGAAGAAAGACTACTACAAGAAAAATCGTGAGAAGATTCTTGAGTATAAGTCTGCTTATCAGAAAACACACCGACACAAGAAAAATGCGATTGAAGCCAAACGTCGCACATCGAAGTTACAACGAACACCTTCTTGGTTGACACAAGACCAACTAGACACAATTGAGTATTTCTATTGGCTGTCTCGTGACTTGTATCTGTCCACAGGAGAAAAATATAACGTAGATCACATTGTGCCTTTGCAAGGTAAAAATGTCTGCGGACTTCATGTGCCGTGGAACTTGCAAGTCCTTCCTAGCGACTTGAATATCGCAAAGGGAAATAAATACAATGACTGGCAAGAATGGTCTACCAATCCATGCGGATGATCTAAGGACTATGGGAGAGGATGTTATTAGTGTCCTCTCTCAAATGGATCCAAAGAAAGCGGAAGAACTTCGTTATACGTGGCCTTTTTGGGCTAGGGAAAACCAGATAGCACCATCTGGCGACTGGAATGTGTGGTTTATCAACGCTGGTCGGGGTTTTGGAAAGACTAGAGCTGGCGTAGAGTGGGTCCGAGAAAAGGTTAAAGGTGGCGCAAAGCGCATTGCTGTTATCGCTTCTACGAACAGCGATATCGAAAGGACAATTGTCAAGGGCGAAAGTGGCTTTCTGAATTGTTGTTGGTCGGGTGACAAAACCTATCGTGGAGTTCACCTAGGACTCCCTGAGTGGTCCCCAACTAAGCGCTCTTTGACTTGGGCCAATGGGGCGCAAGTTCTAGCGTTCTCAGCCGAAGAACCGGAACGTCTGCGGGGGCCTCAGTTCGAATGCGCTTGGGCCGATGAATTGGCGGCTTGGAACAGAGATAGGGAAACCTACGACATGCTCCAATTCTGTCTTCGTCTCGGAAAACACCCTCAAACTTGTATTACGACCACACCAAAACCAACTAAGCTAGTTCGTGACATTCTCAAGCACCACAAAACTGTTGTGACATACGGCTCCACATTTGATAATGCTGCCAACCTAGCCACAACATACATTGCTGCTGTTAAAGACCAGTATGAGGGTACTCGCCTTGGTAGGCAGGAACTCTATGCTGAGATTATGGATGAAGCCTCTGGTGCCTTGTGGACTAGAGAGATGCTTTCCAAGTGTGAGGTAGAGGGCGTTGAGGACCCTGTAGCCTTCGCTAAGACCCTAGCCCGTGTGGTAATCTCCATTGACCCTGCTGTTACCTCTAATGCTGAGAGTGACATGACGGGTTTGGTCGTAGCTGGCATTGACCTAAATGGCTGTAGCTACATCTTAGAAGATGCCACAGACCGTTATACCCCAGAAGGTTGGGCCACTAAGGCCATTGACCTGTATCACCTGTACGAAGCTGACAAGATTGTAGCTGAACGTAACCAAGGTGGGGATATGGTCAAGTACACCCTCCATACTGTTAATGAGACTGTGCCTGTTAAACTTGTCCATGCTTCTCGGGGTAAGTTTGCTAGGGCTGAACCAGTTTCTGCATTGTATGAGCGTGGCAAGGTTAAACACCTTAAGGGTCTTGACGCTTTGGAAGATCAGCTTGTGCAGTGGGAACCTTTGGGTTCTATTGGTTCCCCAGACAGACTTGATGCCATGGTGTGGGCCGTAACTGAGCTTGCACTTAAAGGTATTGCTAAACCAGAACTTCGATTGGCCTATTCAGATGCGAAAGGCTTGTTAACAACAAGAGGGTAGACCATGGCAACTATTTATCACAAAAAAGGGGACACCCTTAGCTATTCCTGTTCTTGGAAAGATTCTTCCGGTGTAGCCATTAACCTGACTGGTTATACTCTTGCTAGCCAAGTACGAGCTACTAGCTTTGTAGACACTTTGGCAGTCACGGTAACGGATGCTGTAAATGGCTTGTTTAGCTTGTCTGCTACAGCTACGCAGACCGCAACATGGCCTGTCACTGATGGGGCACTTAGTTCACTCTTTTGTGACGTACAATTCACCCTTGGTTCTGTGGTTGTTTCTACAGACACTTTTCAGATTATTGTTGCTCAGGATATTACCCAATGACAGTAACCATCACTAACCAAGGTAATCCTGTAAACATTGCAGCGGATAGCCAGACTATTTCTGTGAATGTGACTAGTTATGACACATCTGCCGCCGCAGCAGAATCTGCCGCAGATGCACTGCTTGACGCAGACAGGGCTGAGGCGGCTGCGTTGACCATCCCGCTATATCGCCAAGCCTTTACCGACCTTGCCGCAATCACCCCTGCGCAACTGGCAATTGGTTCTGACGTTGAAACCCCAATCGGGCGCTACCGTCGAGTATCAACTGGCGGTGATCTGGACTATTCCGGTACGGGTGGGGTACGGTTGACAGTTCTTCAAGGTACATCAGGATTTGATGTACGTGCTTTTGGGGCAACCGGAGACGGCACTACTGATGATACCACAGCAATTCAAGCCTGTCTGAACCGCGCAGTTGCAATTAACGGGAAGGTTATCTTCCCGCAAGCAAACTATTATGTTACCTCCCCTCTACTTGTTACTGCACCGATTAGCCTTGATGGGCAAATGTCAAACGTCTATCAGGCAACTGTCGATACTGACCTATTCATCTTTGACGAGGGCAGTCCGGGTGCTTCAAACTTTCAGAACGGGTGGGATATTCGCAACCTACTTGTTCGCACGGCAGTTGGTAGCGTGGGTGATGCTTTTATTTTTCGGAACATTAACGAAAGTACGTTCGAAAATCTGTTTGTTGTTGGTTGCTCCGGGGCCGCATATCGCATCGAGGGATCGCTGCTTTCAAAATGGACGCATTGCTATGTTGGGAACGGCCTAACAGCGTCTCCGGGTTTTTATCGCGCTGGTGCCAGTGGAAGCGAAAATGGCTTTCAACTTGTCACTCTGAATGGACTGGCACCGAACACGAATATCTTTGATCGTTGCAGCGCGACAAATTGCAGAACCTATGCGTTCGACATTATTGGGACAGGCAATACGATCCTCAATTTTGATGCGGAGGGCATTACGCTCCCGGCCATTGCGATGAACGTCAACGGCCTTTCAACCAACATCATCGGTGGCAACTTTGAGGGGACGGGTGGAAACGTAGAGGTCGGCGCATCGAATTGTACCATCCAAGGTGCAAATATTTTGGGTGCACTGAATATTAAATCTGGTGTCACTGGGACAAATGTTATTGGCGGAAATGTCAAACAGTTTGCGTTTTCTGCTGGGTCTTACAATAACTCGGCGGTTGGCACGCGGATTGGCACGGGTGGCTTCCTAGTCGATAACGGGACCAACAATCTAAAGTTGAACATCTACAACTCAGTCACTTCGGCAGAAGTTGGGATGTACCAGTCAGGGGCGTTTGCTCCAGACCTTAAATTCGGCGGGGTTTCTGGTGTCAGCGCCTATTTCCAACAAAAGGGAAGCTGGTGGCGATTTGGGGATTTGGTTCACTTCAATCTTTGGTTGCAAGTCAACACTCTCAGCGCAGCAACTGGGGCGGCTACAATAGACCTTGGCAACATCCCGTACACCCCTGCGGGGACAGTCAATATCCCGTGTGCATGGTCTGGGAATGGCGTACCTGTAGGTACCGGATATGGCAACGTTGCCCCAATCATTGATGCCGGGACCAAAACTATCCTGCTGCAAAAATCGTTGGCTACAACGGGTGTGGTCGCAAACCTGACTAATGCAGATTTCACATCGGGTGATCAAATTCAAATATCTGGATTTTTCCCGATGACGTTGAACGCATAACCCTGTTAGGTCTCCTATGTGATGAAATCCACGACTCAAACAAATGCCGTCTGTCGAAATAAAACAATAAAAACTTAACTTGCCATAAGAAAGTGAGTAACAATGAGAAATCTTTCTGAGGGAAAGGCTAAGATTGAGCTTGGTGTATCGGGCCGTAATACCTACACAGGTGACATTCGTGCAGACGAGTTTCTTCAAGAGCTTCGTGGTAAGAGGGCCATCCAGAAGTATCGAGAGATGAGGGACAATAACGCTATCGTCGGTTCTATCATGTACGCGGTTGAACAAACCCTACGTGACGTTAAGATTACAGTTAAACCTTCCAATGATAGCGCTGTCGCCAAGCAAGAAGCTGAGTTCCTTCAATCTGTCCTTGATGATATGGATCATTCTCTTGATGACCACATCTCTGAGTCCCTGTCTTACTTGACCTATGGCTTCTCTTGGTTTGAGGTTGTCTACAAACGTCGTGAAGGCGACTTCCGTTCCCCAAAGAAAAACTCTAAGCATGAAGATGGTCGTATTGGCATCAAGAAGATTGCCATTCGCGCCCCTTGGACTGTAGAGAGTTTTGAAGTAGACCAAAAAACTGGTGAAATCCTTGGTATGCACCAAGAGGCTGTGTGGGGTAAGACCCCTGCAATGATCCCAGTAGAGAAGTCAGTCTATTACCGCACTACAAGCCTAAACAATGATCCTTCCGGTAGATCGGTGCTTCGCAATGCTTATACTAGCTACCAATATCTCAACAAAATTCAAAGCTATGAAGCCATTGCTATTGAACGAGAACTACATGGTGTCCCTGTTGGCCGTATGCCTGCGGAGTATATGAGTAGTGACGCTTCTGATGACCAAGCTAACCTTCGTGGGCAGTTTGAGCGTATCCTTCGTGATCTGAAGAACAATGAGCAAGGTTATGCACTGCTTCCCTCTGATCTTTATGTAGACTCAGATGGTAAGCCTACAAGCCAACGTCTCATGGATATTGAACTGATCACTGCAAATGGTTCTCGCTCAATTGATATTGACCCTATTGTCAAACGCTATCAACACGATATTGCTCGTAGCCTCATGGCTGAGTTTCTCATGCTTGGTTCTAGCTCTGGCTCTTACGCTCTATCTAAAACTAAGACAGACCTTTTCCTGAGAAGCCTTGAAAGCTACATCAATACTATTGTAGATGTGCTTAATAAGCAACTTGTAGAGCGTCTGTGGCAACTAAATGGCCTGCCTTGGGATACGATGCCAAAGCTTGTAGCTGGAGATGTTGCTGCACACGATTTGGCCGCTGTATCGTCTTTGATCCGCAATATGAATAACGCAGATGTTCTTTTGTACCAGCATCCTGAGACCATTGCTGACATTATGTCCATAGCCGAAATTGAGTTTGATCGGGATAGGTATGAGCAAAACTTGCGTAAAAAAGAGGAATCCGACCAAATGGACGTTGGACAACTTGAAGACGGAAGCGGAAAAGTACAAAACCTTAACTGAGTTCAGGAAAAACTCCGAGTCCGCCTACAAAGCTTTCCTAGAGATGGGTGAGCCTGAATCTGTAGGGGATCACTTAGAGCGAACCAGAAAAGTTTGGACTGTTGACTCTGCAATTACAGAGGCCAGTGGTTATATTGATCGCTGGTCTTTTCAAAAAGGTTCAGGTGGTGCTTATCGCTTCTTGTGGAAGAGAAAGTTGCTTGATATTGCATTTGGTGAATCCCTTGAGACCAACTCTTGGGATGAAGCCTCTGTCAAAGAAGCAGCAAGTAAGTGCAAGCATCGCACAGACTTTAAGATAAAGTACAGTGGTGCCCACAAATGGGCCTATGATAAAGGTATCCTTTCTGAATTGTTTGGAGAGACCTATAATACACCAGAGTGTGATAATAATGTTGTTTACATTTGGTCTGTAAAAGGATTGCCAAATGTTTACAAAGTTGGTAAGACCTCTGATCGTCTTGGCATACGTAGGATTAAGTACTCTTGTCGTAAGGGAGACCTTCAAGCTGAGCAAGTTTGGTTGTCCCATACAAAAAATGCTAAAAGCTTAGAAAAGGCTTTGTTGTCTTTTGGTAAACCCCACATCTTCGAGTACAAATTTAGTGGGTCTACAGAGTTTAGGCAAATGACTATCAAAGAATTAGAGCAATGTTTATCTTTGTGTAGTCAGCAACAACAGATTGATGCCCAAGCCTCAGCTCAGGTGCCAACAAAATAGTATTGGAGTTGACTGATGCCTTGGGGAAAACTGAACTTTGAGAACAACTACTTTGCTGTAGCCAAAGGTGAGGTATCAGACAACACCACTGTCTTTATTAGTGGGGTCAACCTTTTGAGTAACCCCCTCACTATGCCAGAGACTATTTGGAATGTTGGTGGTGCCTATCCTTGGGCTGCTTGGAACGGTGGCAGTAAGCGTTTGTACCTTGTAAGTACAAGTGCTTCAGACACCTACCAAGTCGTTCTGAATGGCCTTGACAATAATTACAACCCAATCACTGAAATTGTCACTTTGAATGGGCTTACCTCTGTAGCTACAGTTGCAGCTAACTACTTCCGTTTGAATAGCGCCCTTTATCTTGATGGTGCTAACTCCAATATAGGGGATATTACTATCCGTGTTGGTAGCGCTGTTGGTCCAATCGTTGGTTTGATTGCAGACACTGAGGGTAGTACCTCAATGGCTATCTATACAGTCCCGGCTGGACACACTGCGTATAGCACCTATGGTGACTTCTCTTGCAACAAGAATGAATCTGCCCGTCTTGTAGCTAGGTGGAGGTTTATCAATACTAGCTTTATCAACGTGTACGCTACAGAGGTGTACCAACAGTTTATCACAGCTAACCCACCTGTTCCGGGTGCTATCCCTGAGAAGACTGACCTTGATAACCAAATCCATCAGGTATCGA